CTCAAAATGAACAATTACGGGTTCGTAGTACAACTTTAGACAGATCTTTTCTTACTGAAGCTGAAAGTAGACTCAAATCACAAAAAACACAAGCGATGACAGCTTTAAAATCAGCCCATGAAAATCAAGATTATGAAAAAGTAGCAAAAGCACAAGATGTTTTAGCTAAAATAGCTGTTGAAGAAACAAGAGTTCAAGCATCTAAAACTGCTTTAGAGCAGGAAACACAGGTGCAAAATCTACAACAAAATTATCAACAGCCAGCACAACCACAACCTGCCCCACAGCTTGATGAAAAACAACAAAATTGGGTTGAGCAAAATGAATGGTTTGGTGAAGACGAAATTATGACACTAGCTGCGTTTTCAATAGATCAAAAATTAATACAAGAGGGATATGATCCAAAAACAGACGATTATTACAATGAAGTCGACAGAATGATGCGATCAGAGTTTCCACACAAGTTTGGAGAGTCTTCTGTTAAGACGAAGCCTCAACAAAAGGTGGCTTCAGCAGGCAGGGTAGCAGGTAATACAAGCTCAAAAAGGCAAGTAAAACTGTCTCCTGCAGAAGTACAAATGGCAAAAAAATTAAACGTACCCTTAACAGAGTACGCAAAATATGTTAAAAGGTAATAGTTATGACAGAAGATAACAAAGATTTAAACAGAACTGCACGTTCTGCTGACACTCGAGCTAGTAAAGAAGCTCGCAAAGTATGGAGCCCACCATCTAGGTTGGATGCTCCTGCAGCACCTGAAGGTTATACTCACAGGTGGATTAGGGCTGAGACTCTAGGTGTAGAGGATCGTAGTAATATTTCTGATAGATTAAGCGAAGGATTTGAGCTTGTAAGATCTGAAGAAATTAGTGCTGATGATTTAAAAAAATACACCGTTATGGATGAAGGCCAACATGCAGGAGTTGTAAAACGAGGTGGTTTGCTTTTGGCTAGGATTCCTAATGAAACACGTGAAGAGAGAAACTCCTACTTCGCTGCACGTGCACAAACTCAGCAAGATGCTGTTGACAATGATCTAATGAAGGAATCAGATCCAAACTCCCCGATTTTAAAACCGAGGAGAGAAAGCAAAACAACATTTGGCGGTGGTCAACGCAGTTGATCGCTAAAACATATATTAAATATATAAGGTGACTTATTATGGCTAACAAAAATGCCCCCTTTGGAGCAAGACTTGTAGGCAAATTAGGTTCTGGCGTACTCAGTAATGGGTTAACAGAATACAAAATTGCTTCTGGTGCTTCTGGGAATATTTTTTCTGGCGATTTAGTAAAAATGACCAACGCAGGTACTATTTTAGTATCAGCTGCTGGTGATGAATCCTTGGGTGTATTTAGAGGTTGTAAATTTACAGATTCAAATGGAGATGTAGTTTTTAAATCTCATTACCCTGATGGTACTGTATCGTCTGATATTGTAGCGTTTGTTCATGATGACCCTGATGCTGTATTTGAAATCCAAAGTGCTGGTTCTCCAGCGCAGACCGATGTTGGACTCAATGCAGATATTTCTTATACCGCTGGCTCCGTTAAAACTGGAATGTCAGCAGTTGAACTATCTGGTACTACAGCAGCAACATCTGCCACTTTTAGAATCATGGGATTCTCAAGTGATCCAGATAACAGCACAACAGGTTCAGCTAACGTAAACGTTATAGTTAAGTTTAATGAGCATTTCTATATCGATCCAACAGGAGTATAATTAAATGGCAATTAATAGAGCGCAATTAGCGAAAGAATTAGAGCCAGGTCTTAATGCTTTGTTCGGTATGGAATATGCCAGATACGAAGCTCAACATTTAGAAATTTTCGATTCCGAAACTTCTGATAGAGCGTTTGAAGAAGAAACTCTAATTGTAGGGTTTGGTAATGCAGAGGTAAAATCAGAAGGTAGTGGTGTCAGATTTGACAGTGCTAACGAAGGATACACTTCACGTTATACCCACGAAACAGTGGCTTTAGCTTTCGCACTTACTGAAGAGGCAATTGAGGATAATCTTTATGATAGACTCGGTGCAAGATATACCAAAGCACTAGCTAGATCTATGGCTAATACAAAACAAATCAAAGCTGCAGCTGTTTTGAACAATGCGTTCTCAACAGTTGGTGGAGATGGTAAAGTATTAATCGCAACAGATCACCCGCTAGGTGGCGGAGGTTCACTAGCAAACAGGGCTGCTACTATGGCAGACTTAAATGAGACTTCACTTGAAGATGCACTAATTAGTATTTCTACATTTACCGATGATAGAGGTCTAAACATTGCACTAAGAGGTATGAAACTCATTGTTCCACCACAGTTGGTGTTTGTCGCTGACAGATTACTACAATCTCCTGGGAGAGTAGGCACATCTGACAATGATGTTAACGCTATCAACAACACTGGAATGATCCCTGATGGTTATGTCGTAAACAACTATCTAACAGATACAGATGCTTTCTTCTTGAAAACAGACTGTCCTGATGGATTTAAGTATTTTGAGAGATCTCCAATGCAAACTGCATTAGAAGGTGACTTTGATACAGGTAATATGCGATATAAAGCTAGAGAGCGTTACAGCTTTGGATATTCAAACTTTAGAGCCGTTTTTGGTTCTCAAGGAGCTTAATAGGAACGATTTATTGTAGCGTTTCTTACTCAACTACAATTTTCTAAGGGAGCTTCGGCTCCCTTTTTTGTTGCAGAGCAAATAATTTAGGTATAGAATTTAAAAGGTTATTAAATTAATTAGCTTGATGAGGGCCGCAAGGTTTCCATTAATACAATTTACAGGAGTTCATAATGGCTAATCCACATTTTCAAAACTTAATACTTTGGGCAGGTAACAATGTTGCAACTAAGCATAAGAAAGACCTACCAATGTTTGTACCTTATCCATCTGATCAAACCTATTATATGTATCACAATGATTTCTTTACATATAATTCTGGTGATTGGACGGTTACTACAACTGAAGCTGGCACAGGTAGTGCATCTGAAGCAATTACCTCTGGAGCTGGTGGGCATTTATTGCTGACTAATGCTGCAGGTGACAATGACTTAGATTTTTTACAGCTTAAAGGCGAAGCTTTTAAATTAAGCACAAGTAAGAGAGCTTACTTTTCTGCAAGATTTAAAGTTAGTGATGTAGACCAATCAGATTTTGTGATCGGACTTGGTATAACAGATACCACACCACTTGATACAACAGATGGCGTGTTCTTTATTTCCGCAGATGGTGATGCAGGTCTTGATTTCTTAGTTGAAAAAGATAATACAAACACTTCTACAGAAGATGTTGCAACTATGGCAGATGATACTTTCATAACAGTATCATTCTTTTTAGATCCAGATAGATCTTCACAAGTATATTACTCTGTCAATAACGCTGATCCAGTTGGTGTAACAAACGCTAACTTACCTGATGATGAAGAGCTTACAGTATCATTTGGTATCCAAAATGGAGAAGCCGCTGCAAAAACAATGACTATTGATTATGTTGTTGCTGCAGTCGAAAGATAGGAGTAAGTAATGGCAGATACAGTAACATCGCAAACTATCCAAGACACGGATAGAGTTGCAATACTGAAATTTACAAACGAGTCAGATGGTACAGGCGAATCTAGTGTTAAAAAAGTAGATGTCTCTGCGTTGGCCTCCAACAGCGTTGGAGAAGCTTGTACCAGCGTCTCTATTGCTCGTATCTACTGGGCAACCAGAGGTATGGGTGTAGATATTGAATTTGATGCCTCAACTAACGTTTTAGCTATACCATTACCTGCTGACAGTACAGGCGATGAATACTATGACGATAGATTTAGTGGCATCCCAAACAATGCAGGCTCAGGTGTAACTGGTGATATAGACTTTACAACTGTAGGACACTCTAGCGGTGATGCGTATTCAATCATTTTAGTTTTGAATAAAAACTATTAATGAATGGCTACCAGAAGAAAAGCTAAACAGATACGCAGGACTACTGGTAAAGGTGGTAATTACCGCCCTACTAAAAAAGGGGCGGGAATGACCCGTAAAGGTATCAAAGCATACCGTAAAAAGAATCCAGGATCTAAGCTCAAAAGTGCAGTGACTGGGAAAGTAAAAAAAGGTAGCAAAGCTGCAAAAAGACGTAAATCCTATTGTGCTAGATCATTAGGTCAACTGAAACGCAGTTCTGCAAAAACAAGAAATAACCCTAATTCAAGAATTAGGCAAGCAAGAAGAAGATGGAAGTGTTAAATGGCTAAAAAAGCAAAAAGTGGCGGTAAGATCTGTCCTGCAGGTAAAGCTTGGGCAAAAAGAACTTTTGATACTTACCCTTCAGCATATGCCAATATGGCCGCATCAAAATACTGCAAAGATCCAAATTATGCAAAAGGCAGTAAGAAAAGAAAAAAGAAAGCGAAAGGTGGATTTGTAAGCATACGAGGCCAAGGTGCTGTGATGTCAAATAGATTAAGATAATGGGACAGCTTAAGCAGTGGCGAGAACAAAATTGGGTACGTATAGGTACAGATGGCGCTATAAAAGGCAAATGTGGCACCAGTAAAAACAAAAAAAATCCAGATCGCTGTCTTCCTGCAGCAAAAGCCAGAAGTTTATCAAAAGCTGAAAGAGCAAAAACTGCACGAAAAAAGAAAAGTGCGGGTGCAAAAGGTAAAACTGTGGTAGCAAACACAAAAAAAGCTAGAGTTTCTATGAGTACGGGAGGTACTACAATGTTGAAAAACAGAAAAAAAGCAGATCTTAATAAAGATGGTAAATTATCTTCATATGAGATGAAAAGAGGTATGGCAATAGAAAAAGCCATGAAAAAACAAAATCGTGTTAAAATGAAAAAAGGTGGTTTTATAGCTAGAGGTTGTGGAGCAGTTATGGAGCCAAAAAGAAAGGTTACTACAATAAGTTAGGAGTAAAAGATGCCAAAGAAAAAAGCTAATGTAGATCCAAAATCACAGGCTAGGCTTGATGCAAAAGTTAGACCAGACAAACCAGTAGTTGAAGATCGCATCTTCCTTGATGCTGCTGGTAATGTAGTCAAACCAAAAAAGAAAGCACCTGCAAAAAAAGTTAAAAAATCAAGTAAAAAAAAGTGAGGACTTAAATGTTTAAAAGAACTAAATATTACGCAAAAGGTGCTAAATATATGTCTAAAGGAGGCAAAGCCTCGAAGTACATGTCGAAGGGAGGCAAAGCCTCAAAGTACATGGCTAAAGGTGGTAAAGCATCTAAGTACATGGCTAAGGGTGGAAAAGCTTCTAAATACATGGCTAAAGGCGGCAAAGCTTCTAAATACATGGCAAGAGGCGGTAAGGCATCCAAGTATATGGCTAGAGGTGGCAAGGCTTCTAAATATAGAGCAAGAGGCAGAAAATAATAAAAATTAAAAGATAAAAGGGGGTTATTTTGTCTTATTTAATATCAAACATACCGCAGTTTAAGTGTTGGGTGCGTAAAGAATTTACAGCCAACCATCAAAATTATCACGGTGAATACTTACATGCATTAGCATTTGCCGTTAATACCATTCCAGATAGATCTTTGTCTTTTCAAGTTGTTTTTACAGGTTGTGAGACAGATTTGGAAGATCATCCAGATGAAAATGTACATGGTGGTGCAATGTGGGCACGTATGCCCATACAAGCATTAATTGCTGATGTTCCACTAGATGAATGGCCTACACCAATGGAAGATCATTTAGCACAACCTTGGGATTGTCTTAGTCATCATCATTCAGTTGTTGTTTTAGACAGGGTAAGTTCTTCACCTTGGATTTGTAAAATAGACGGTGAATTTTATACAGGCACATATATGTTCACTGTTGATTATACCGAACACAGCATTGCAGATGATTCGGCACAACATAAACAAAGTCATGTGCTATACTTGACTGACGCAGGTGAATATACAGGTAATTTTGTAGCTCTGCCAAACAATAGGGTTAGAGCAACAAACCCAGCACTTTGGCGTGTAGGGGATGGCCCACCAGACTTTTCACCAAGTCAGTGGGTACATTCAGCAGAGAAACATGATAGTTATATGGATTCATATACAACATTTGATAATCTGTATAACCAAGATGATAGGAAGGAATAATGGCAGAATTAAGTGTAGCAGCAAAAAGAAAACTCATTAAAGAACTTAAAGGTGCGTCTAAGTTACATGCCAAACAGGCAAGACAAATAGAAAGATCTTTAAAAGCTAAAAAGAAAAAGTAATGGCTTTATCAGGTAGCACAAACTTTGAACCCAACGTAACAGAGTTTATTGAAGAGGCGTACGAGAGATGTGGTGCAGAGTTACGCACTGGTTATGATCTAAAAACAGCAATTAGAAGCGTAAACCTTATGTTAGCAGAATGGGCTAATAGGGGTTTAAATCAATGGACAATAGAACAAGCCACACAGACTGTTACAGAAGGAACTACCGATTACTCGCTTAATGCAAATGTAATAGATGTCTTAGATGTTGTTCTACGTAGAACAGTTAATGATGTACAAACGGACATTAGCATGAATAGAATAAGTAGATCTGAATATCTAAATATTCCTAATAAAACAACAAAAGCAAGACCATCACAATTCTTTTTTGATAAATTAACAACACCTGCTTTAAAAATATGGCCTGCTCCAGAAAACAGCACAGATGTTTTAGTTTTTAATAAATTGGTGCGTATG